TATATATATAATATATACATCATAAAGATAATAATAATATAAGAGGGGGAGTATGAGGGGGAGTAAAACGTGACAGGTGTGACAGTGGTGTGACAGTGGTATCTCAACATTGACACATTCTACAGTACATGATAGTCTCAGATAACAAACTAGAAAGGAGTAGCTTATGAATGAACCCCTGACCTGTGACCATTGTGGGTATACCGGCGAAGATGTAGTAGCCAGAACTTACAATGGTCATTCTCTTTCTCACTGTACAGATGTTGTTGTCTGTACTGAGAGATCAGAGATAGCAAGCAAATTTAGAAAAGAAAGGTAGTCGAGGACACAACAATGGCTAAAGTATCGATAGAGGAGAAGCAGGACAGAATCATGGAAAGGGAAATGGCTCACGCCAAAAGAAAGGCTCGTATGGAGCACGTAGAGAAGCTACAGCAACAGATTGATGAGCAACTCGTAGAGTTAGCTAATCTAAGAGATCAACTATCCCAGGAAAAGATATTGAACCAGAATCAAGAGACGTACCTCAACCTGTTAGAAAAAGAGGTCGAGGACTTAATCAAGACCTTGAAGGGGAAACCTAGAAAAAAAGTGGGGAGTAAATGATGGCGATAACAGATGACTGTCCACGAGCAACTAAATGCACCGGAGTATGCCAAGCCTGTTGGTTCAACTGCGATCACCTAGAAGTGACGATAGAAACATTTGCCAACGAAGAAGGTAGGATAGAAGGGATCTGCAAGAGTTGTGAGTCATGGCTTTTGAGCATGGCTAATGGTGGTTGGGAAGTGGTAGGGTACGAATTCAGAGGAGAATGGATAAGAGACTAGAGATTAAATTAAGGAGAAATAGTATGCCGGATAATCAACTTACAGAAGAAACAATCAATGGGATTTACACAGGAAAAGAAAGACTCAGAAGCAATGAGGGAACAAGGCTGTTAATTCAAGACGATAACTTTCCCAACTCAGAGTACACCACTGGCGTTTCTGTGTTCGACAGCAATACGCAGTTAGCAGAACAGGTGGCTAATGACCTTGAACCAGGTATGAGGGTAAGCCTTAGAATTAGTGTTAAGCAAGGAACCAGTGGTAAGTTCAGAAACCTACTGGAAATACTTAACCGAGTCAGTAACCCTACACCACAGGTAGCACAATCACCACAACCAAGTGGTGGCAATGCACCATCATCATATGGTAGTTCAGATGATGCCAGACAGGGTAGGATAATGCTACAGAACGCATCAAGCTGGATAGGTGGAGCATATATGGATTGGTTAAAACTAGGAGACGATAAGGCCCCGTTCCAAGTCATACTAGATGACATTGCACACTATGCTACAACCTACCTCAATGAAGTGTATTGGCCGGTAGGAGTTAAGGAAGAAGAACCTGTTGTCGAGGGGGATAACACAGAGGATAACCCTTTTTAATTGAGTGTACCGAGTGTACATATCTGGGAGAAGGGTTTGTTAATTTTATAAACCATCAGAAGGAACATCAATCATGGCAAACAAAAATGATATAAAGCAATACGGAGATAACAGGGCAAGGGTTAAAGAGCTTCTTGATAAGGGCTACAGAGTGCCGGAGATGGCACGAATCCTACCCATCAGCAGGCAAAGGATACATATACTGGCTAAGGCTGTTGGTGGCGAGGACTACACCTCAAGTGTATACCCAAAGATGAAGCCCTGTCAGACTGTATCTGAGGGTGAGTCACATTACTTCATGGCTTATGGCTACAAGGAAGACAGATGCCCTGTACACAGAAGGCATCGCCAGTCATGTTCAAAGTGTGGCACTCAATACTCAACAGCAGGAAGAACCACTGAGTGTGCAAGGTGCAGAAAGAATGAGTATGCAAGGCAACACTACAGCCAGACCAGAGGGGTGCAGTTATGACAATGCTGAACTCTGCACTTCATTACGCATCAATGGGGTGGAAGGTGTTTCCCTTGGCACAGGGATCTAAAGTACCAAGAGAAGGCAGTAAAGGGGTCCATGACGCAACAACAGATGAACAGCAGATAAACGAATGGTGGAGCATGGAACCCTCTGCAAACATAGGCATAGCAACCGGTAAGGATTCCAATCTCATTGTAATAGATGTAGACGGAGATCCTGGTATGCAGTCTATGCGACAGGTTGTTCCTCAACTGCCAAAGGAACACACAAGAGTTATTAAAACCCCAAATGGATATCACTTGTACTACCTGTACAACCCATCGTTTCATACAGGAGCAGGGTTTATGACAGGACTTGATGTCAGGTCTGATGGCGGCTATGTAGTAGCACCACCATCACTGGTTAGCGACACACAATACTATGTGAGACCTGACAGGTATGTAGATCCTATAGCTATTGATGTAGCACCAGATGTATTCCTTGCAAGGTATCGCAACGGAGCAACACCTGAGCCGGAAACTAATCAGATCAAGTTAGACGCATGGGTTTCGGATATGCTCGCTAATGGAGTTGAGGAAGGCAGGAGAAATCAATGTGCGGCAAGTCTGGTGGGGCATTTCCATCGCTTGGGAGAGTCCGATCAAAACATAGAAACGATTCTGGCTCAGTTCGCAGAGAACTGCAATCCACCTATGGACAAGAGAGAGTTACGCAAGGTGATACAAAGCGTTAGTCGATACGAGGTGGAAGATAAAGGCAACGTGTCCGATCAGATAAGACAATGGATTGTAGAAACCAACGGAACATGGTGGACCACAGATGAACTCGACAACCAGTTCGGATTCAGAACTGTGCAGGATAAGAACAACAGGAGACAGATACTGCATAGACTTAAAAGTCAGGGATTCGTGGAACAGCATCAGACTGTAAACAAAAGATTTAAACATAGAGTTACACAGGTGGAAGGGCTTAACTACAAACAGGCAAAACGAGGTGACGTTCTGGATATAAAATTCCCTTTAGGGGTAGAAAGATACGTTAACCTGTACGAAGGAAACCTTGTTGTTGTAGCCGGAAGCCCCAACTCAGGGAAGACAGCCATGATGCTGAACCTTATACACCTTAATCAGAACAGGTTTCCTATCTACTACTTCTGCTCTGAGATGGGTGATTCAGAACTGGCGGACAGACTAGCGTTCTTTGAACAGGAAGGTATGTCCATGGAAGACTGGAAGTTTGATGCCATCAACAGGTCTAAGGACTTTGCTGATGTTATACAGCCTGACTGCATAAACATCATAGACTTTCTGGAACTGACACAGGACATATACCTTGTGAACCAATACCTTACATCTATCACCCACGCTATCGGTAAAGGTATAGCTATCGTAGCCGTACAGAAGAAGATAGGTGCAGACTTAGGCAGGGGTCAGGAGTTCAGCCTTGAAAAGCCACGACTCTACCTGTCTATGGATCAGAACAAAATGCGTATCCTCAAAGGCAAGAACTGGGCAAGGAAGGGATATAATCCCAACGGCTTGTCTATCTCTTACCGAATAGAAGACGGATACAAATTTATACCCTCAATCGAAGGGTGGATAGAACCAAATTAGAAAGGGGCAATATGCCAAGAACATTATTAGATATATACACAGAAGACTCATCAAGACCCTTTAGCCTTGAACAGGCTAAGACAGCACGTGACGAGGGCATGAAAAAGGGTAAGCAGAACATAAACCCACAGTGGCAGAACGCAGCATTGGAAGCTGTGTACAGGTGTGCCACACAGAATAGATCCTTTATTGTTGACCAGGTATGGCAATACCTTTACGATGACATAGGTATGAGAGAAGCACATACTGCCAACAACAGGGTTATGGGTTCCATTATGACACAGGCTAAAAAGTACAGGTGGATTAAACCAACAGATAACTATAGGGCATCTTCTAGGACAACAAGCCACGCTAATCCCAGAAGGGTATGGGAGTCTCTACTCTACGATCCTGCATCACATAACTACAGGATGGAGATATGACACCTGTATTCGATAACAACATCATACATCTTCACTTGTCTGACGCAAGGCAGTTACCGATACCAGATGAAAGCGTAGACTGCGTTGTTACTAGCCCTCCGTACTGGGGTCTGAGGGATTACGGATTAAGTGCGTGGAAAGGTGGCGATGAGAATTGCGATCACTTAGGCAAGCCCCATAGCACTCAGGCTGGGTTTAATGAGAGGTGGACTGGTAAGGGTTCAATAATAGACAAACAAGGCAGTTTACTAGAACCATATCGGAGTAAATGTGGCAAATGTGGAGCAAGGCGAGTAGATAGCGGTATAGGATTAGAGGCTACTCCAGATGAATACTGTGCCAACATGGTGGCTGTGTTCCAAGAGGTCTGGCGCGTACTGAAGCCCACAGGTACTGTATGGCTGAACCTTGGGGATAGCTATGCAGGAAGTGGACGGGGTCCATCTAGGTGGAATCCTGCACAGGAAATGTGGTCTGACCAAACTCCTCCAACCGGACTCAAACCTAAAGACCTACTAGGTATGCCGTGGCGTGTAGCCTTTGCATTACAGGCAGATGGTTGGTATCTACGCTCAGATATAATCTGGAGTAAGCCTAACCCTATGCCTGAGAGCGTACAGGACAGACCAACTAAAGCACATGAGTATATCTTCCTGTTAACCAAGAGTCCGAAATACTACTATGATGCTGATGCGATAAGGGAGCCGTTAGCACCTGCATCAATAGGGAGGCTACAGCAAACCATTGAAGGACAAACAGGAACCACTAGGGCAAATGGTGGAATGAAAAGCAATGGCAACTTCAAGGCTGTTGGGGATATAGAACAGGGTCGCAATAAACGCTCCGTCTGGGAGATAAACACGCAAGGCTATCCAGAAGCACACTTTGCTACCTATCCAGAGAAGCTAGTCGAGCCATGTATCATGGCAGGGTGTCCTCTTGGCGGGGTGGTGCTTGACCCATTCGTAGGGTCAGGAACCACAATGGCTGTGGCTCAGAGACTAGGTAGAAGGGGAATAGGAACAGACCTCAATGAAGAGTATCTAGCACTGGCAGCAAAAAGACTAAGGTCTATATCAATGCCTATGAACATGGGAATATAAGGGGTGCAAGCATGGACACGATGGAATGGATAGAAAGTTTTAACGAGGAAGCCGTAACAGCAGACGGCTTTGATGATGCCTTCATTGGCATAGCAGAACGCTTTGGGCAACCCCCTGTCGTTGCATATGACAGGGAGAAGTGCATACAAATACTAATGGAAAGAGACGGCATGGATTACGAAGGGGCTGAGGAGTTCTTTAGCTTCAACGTCATAGGGGCGTGGGTTGGAGACTCAACTCCAATATTCGTTACTCTGTATGAGGACCATGATGCAAAAGTGGAAGATTGAATTAGACCACCTACCTGACCCAAGGTTAAGCCCTAACGCAAGGCTTCACTATATGCTGCTATACAAAGCAAAGCGAGAAGCTAAGGAAGAAGCCTTTGCAATCGCCAAGAAGGGGGGTGTTCCGGATAAACCATACCATAGGGTTCACATCACCATTACATACGTCTCTACGGACAAGAGAAGGCGAGATATGGATAATCTTCTGGCATCTACCAAACCAACTATTGATGGCATAGTTGCAGCCGGAGTGATAGAAGATGATTCGGTGTTCAATGTTTCCTACTCGTTGTACTACGAGGTAGGAGATAAAGCGAGAACCATTATAGAAATAGAGGAGATAGAGTGTTGACACATTCTACAGTACATGATAGCATAGGAAAACAAACTAGGAAGGCATAGCTTATGAATGTTGTTAGATCACACAAGGATCACAGTACGGGTCGTGCCTGTCGCTGTGTCTTACGGCTTCGCCCAGGGAAAGATGAGCGGAAATGCAACCATTCTGGATACGATGTAAGTAGCGTGTGCCAGATATGCAATAGACATTCCTGTTCCAACCCCGATTGCGACCCATCCGTTGATTCCTATATCGACTCCGAGCATTTTGGGTTGCGTTGTGCAACTTGCTGGATGGGAAAGCCTACGCCCCCGTTTTTCCTCAAACTCATTAGGGCGTGTCAAAACATTGAGAGATCACAGCTTAAACTGTCTGGTCCTGATTATAAAGAGGGTGACCCGGAAGTTGTTGACGGCCTACAGGACGTTGGTGACCATCGCTATAAGTATGCCAAACGCTATGAGTATTTTTGTGCGAGTTCATCGGAAGCGCGGCGGAGGGACGGGGAAACAGTTTGGGGTCCTCACAGTAAACGTGAGGCAAAGTATGTATCGGATGAGGTAACATACGAATCTGGTCACACCCCTATAACATGGGATGTGTGTGAAGATTGCCAAACCCCAGTATATAAATCTATTCGCCGGTATGAGCATAGGCTACACAAAGAGTATGAACTACGAGAGAAAGAATACTACCTACAGCGTGAGGCACTACGCACGGGAGCAGAAACGTTGCGCAGTATCAAGAGACACCTGCGGAACCGGACACCAGCTTCTAGGTAGGAGAACCAACAGAAAAATATCAAGGCTATGCGGAATATGCAGGGATATTCTCGCAAGGCGTACCGATGGCGCAATCATGCAACAGCGCAACAACCTAATTAAACAGGCGAAAGCACTGAAGAAAGGAAACATAAACATGGATACAGAAATAGTAAAGGAACAACCATCACGGAGTTTAGCGTTGGCACAAAAAGGAGTCGAGTCTGGTGTAGACTTTGCCAGACTTATGTCAGCCCTAATGAGCGATGTAATTGAAGGTGCGATAACACCTGACATCGCCAACGCTACTGTTAATGCTGGAGGCAAACTACTCAAGGTGGTGGAGATGCAGTATAAGTATGCCCCGCCAAAAGCAGGAGAACAACCCATGTTGTTGCTTGCGCCCCCAGCAAACGCTATTAGCTAAAAGGTGAGCGTTGTACCCTGCCCTGCAAGGGTACAACAATTACTTATACACCTATATACCCCTTTTAGCCTACACTTATACCGCTGTATATGCATATATAGAACTAGAGGAGACAAGATAATGATAATAAATGGTGATTCGGATTTTAGACACGCATTGGAAACCCTGATGAATAGAGGTAAGTACAACGATCTGGATATGCTTAGAGCAGCACATATGCTCATAAACAACATAGCTTATCCAAAGACTGGAGAAAAAGACCAGTCGATAATGCCAACATCTAACAGGGCAGAACTTATGGAAGTGGCACAACTACTGGAATCTTTCGTATCCTGGGTGAGACTTGGAGAGATATACGCAACCATAAACATCACCTCAGATTTGTAGTATAATGACACTAACTGGGGAATCACGGCAACATTGCTCAGGGGCAGGCTGATATCTATGCCTTTTCTACTCTTGTATAAGTCCTAATACAAAGAGGGTTGCCCCGCCGTTTGAATCGCCGAGATAAACAGTTAGGGCAAACTATATTTATCGTAGTGAAGGGCTGATTCCCCTTTAAACAATTAAGCCCGGTCAAGCGACCGGGCTTTTTGTTTTTGTGTGGGGTAGGGGTTTGGCATAAGCATGAGAATTTCGTGTGCTAGAAAGGATAAAGCGACCTATAAAGGGAGAGTCTATTGCAAACTGCTATTTAATTGTATGGCGTGTCCTACCCTAGCCCCACTGGACACCAACTTTATTGCCCATTATGGGCAACACAATACAGGGATGCACTAACCACCT